TAATAATACTGGATTAGGTTATGGAGCTTTATCAAGTAATACAACTGGTAGTACTAATACTGCCGTAGGCGATCATTCTATGGTGGCTAATACAACAGGAAGTAACAACACTGCTGTTGGACAAGCTGCTTTAGAAGCAAACACAACTGGAGCACAAAACGTAGCAGTCGGAACAAATGCCTTAGATGATAACACTACTGGACATTCAAACATAGCCGTTGGTCATCATGCCTTAAGTGGAAACACAAGTGGACATTCAAACGTAGCGATTGGGCGAGAGTGTTTAGAAAAAAACACTACTGCTGATAGTAACACTGCTGTTGGTTATCACGCATTAGAAGAAACCACAACTGGATCTCAAAATACAGCCGTTGGTACAAATGCTTTAGATGCTAATACAACTGGTCAAAACAACACAAGTGTTGGTCATAACGCTTTAACTTCTGCTACTACAGCAAATGCTAACACTTGCGTTGGATTGAACGCTGGTCTTAATATAACAACAGGACAAAGCCATGTTTGTATAGGAAGTGAAGCTGGTGATTCTATTACAGCTCAAAATAGCAATACAATTATAGGTGCTAATGCTGACGTTGATTCTACAAACCGCTATCAAGCAGTAGCTCTAGGTCGTCAAATAACTACAGCAGCCGCTAACAATTCTTTTAGAGTACAAGGTGATAATGGTGTTTTCCATACAGGTAATACAACTACTTGGAGTACAACTTCAGATCAAAGAATTAAAAAAGATATTGTTGATAATGAGCAGGGTTTAGATGTTATAAATGCCATACGAGTTAGAAATTTCTATTATAAAACTGCGGATGAAATAGCAGAAGCATCACCAGAATTAGCTGAATTAAATTTAGAACAAATTGCAGTTAATAAAACAGAATTACAGATTGGTGCGATTGCACAAGAAATTGAAACTGTTTTACCTGAGTGCGTTATGGATGATGATAATGGAGTTAAACAAGTTAATACAGATAGGCTTACATGGCATCTTATTAATGCAATAAAAGAATTATCAACAAAAGTCACAGCCCTCGAAGCAGGGTAAACTAAAAACAAACCATTACACAAAAAGGTAATCATGGAAGAAAAAACCGCAGATGAAATCGCAGCAATCTTTGCTGCTGCTGGTGATAGCGTAACTGTTATCGACACCGCTAAAACTGATGATGAAACAACAGATGAATACAAAGACAAGATGAAAAGAAATGTAGAGCATCTTGAAATTATCAAGCTTTACAAGAAGCTAGATGAAACTACTTCTATCTGGACATCAGAATCTTTTACAGCTATTGATGCTGCAATTGTTAAAGGTAAAGCTGTTTATTCTTAAAAAATTATGACTAAAATCGAAGAACTACAACAAAGGCTTCAACAGTTAAGTCAGGAAAGAGGGCAACTATCTATTTCTTATAACCAGTTTACTGGTGCAATGATGGAGGTCGAACGTCAGATTGCTGAGGAGCAACAGAAGATCGAAGGATCGCAGCCATCAGATACAGGGGCATCAACCCTACAAGAAGAAACAGCACCATCAACGTAAGTGGTGCTGCTAATTTAGATAACACTTCTTTAATCACATGTTTAATAAAATTGCCAATGTTTTAAGCATTGTTTCTTTTTTAATGGTAACTTCCATGAGTGCAGGGGCATTTCTGACTTACAGATTTGTAACATCAGAACAATTCAAAGCAAAGATTATGAATGAAGTTCTTGATAATGTACAAGGACTTATGCCAAAGATACTAGATAAGGGTTTGCCAGATATGACAGGTCCAACAATACCAAAATTTAAACAGCCAAAGATATAGATGGAAATACCTGAGATAGGTATTAGAGAAGTAAATATTCCAGAGGTTTATATTCCTGAGATATATAACCCTAATCCTGTCTTACCAATACCAACAAACTTAGAAATAGATGTAGCTGGTTGTACTTATCAGCATAGAGATATAAAAAATACTGGTAATACTCAGCTTTTACTAGATGATCCTAATGGAGTATTTACTACTTGCGATTCTGTTTTTCCTAGTTTTAACCCTATTGACTACACCCCAGATCAATTAATAATTACGGAGGATTTGCCTATAAGTAATGAACAGCCAGCAATGCCAGAAAATAAAATACCAGAGGTTCAACAACCTAAAGAAAAAGAAGAAATAAAATTAGAACCTTGTCCTAGTAAAAATGATTTAAGAATTGGTTCTTTTGTTAACGAAAAAAAATTAGAACGGATTAAGGATTATATTAGAGAAGAGAATGGCGATTGCACAACGATCTATGAAAAAGTTGATTTTAAAGATCAATACATCCCAGAATTTAGTACTGTTGTCTCTACTACTCTTATCGCTAGTGTGGCTGCGACTACACCTCTTATTCTCAACGCTATAAAACCTTTAGTAAAAAATATAATTAAAAAGTTAACAAAGAAAAAAGATAAGCCTACTTCTTAAGAATTTTATGTGTATGAGGTAATACTTGATTTGGCATTGAAATAAGTTTTATCCCATCACAATTTACTTGGTACTTATCTACAAATACAACTCCTAATCTTGCTTGCTCTCCACAAATCTTTAAACGATATAGCTCCATCTCCATTTTTGTTTTAGATATTAATAACTCTTGAGCTTCCATATTTATTTCTGCTGCCCTATGACATAACTCTCCACCTCTACCTAGAGGAATATTGAATTGCATAGAAATACCATAATTTAAGTTATAGTTATCTTTTTCAAACCTTGGTGTTTTAGTTGTATATTTAATTTCTCCTGTATCTTCGTCATATATATCTTGATAGGTAAACTGTTCAGTAGGTCGGTTAAATGACCACGCATCTGTTAAGTATGGAGTAATTGTAAGGCTAGGAGAAGTACAAGTAATACCTTGAGAATATCTATTTTGTGGCAAGCCAGAAGGTAATATTTGCGTTGCGTTATTATTAACTACTCCTTGAGCATTTGATTGAGGAGAAGCAACAGTTGTATTAGCTAAAACTTTTACAGGGCAAAGTAATAAAATTATTGCCCAAAGACACTTGTAGTTTCTGTTGTAGTAGAAGTTGTTATGGTTCGATTTATTGTGGTGATATTTGAAAGGCCAGCACCTTGGAGTGATTCGACTAGAGAAAAACTTTGTCCAGCTTCTTTTATTTTCCATCTAGGCACTGCTTCAAGTTCTGGACTTGTCCAACTGAATTGCACTCCACCAACTGTTTGAGTTGTACCAGCCACAGTTGAAGGGTTGATATAACCATTGACCTCTGCTGATTCAATATTATGACCTGATGCTGAGTAAGAAAAACCTGAGTTATATTGATGCGAGGTAATAGTTTCATTAATTATTGATTGAGAGGTTGAACTCGTAGTAGAACTACCCGAACGAAATTGTGGTACAACAGGAGTAGCAAGAGTTCTTACAGGTAATATTAGTAAAAGTAGCAGCCAAAGTCTAGTCAATGGTTATTGTTACAGAGGTTGAGCCAATACAACTAGTTCCGCTTCCTCCAGCAGTACAAGTGTGAATCCCAGAAGATAACGAAGTAAGTGCTAAATCTCCTTTTGTGCCTCCTGATATAACTGTGGTCTGTCCACCAAGAACAGGAAGAGTTGCTATTCCAGCACTAGGAGTGATTGCTGATTGTGTAGCATCACCAGCCTGATATGACTCACTTAGTGAAAACGCTGATCCAGCAGTTGTTACTATGGTATTTGTTGCCACTACCGCAGCTAAACCATTAGTAACACTTCCTAAATTTAATCCTCCAATACCATTGGTAACTAAACTGTCACCTGTTCCTGTAGATGTGGTGACATTGTTTCCGCTTATGCTGTAGCTGTTAGGGGCTGCATTGGTAATTACATAAGGCGAGTCAATAGAAATCTGTGCAGAGGTTACATACTTGGCCGTTATATTGGCAAAAGCACTAGATGGAGAAAGAAAAAGTATAAAAGGAATTAGCTTTTTCATTTGATACCTACTTTGTTTTTACTATTATCCACTATTTTAGGATTATTGCCGTTACCATTGCCACTTTTCTTCTGTCCGACTGAGATACCATAAGAACCGAGTACCCCACTTACGAGTCCAGCAGTAAAGGCTCCGTCAATTCTTACCTTACCCATATATCCAAGAGTCATCATGGATAAACTCCAAGTCAAGATTAAAAATCTAACAGCATGACCAAACAGATCACCCCAATCAAAACCTTCTTTTTCTTCTTTTTCTTCCATGAAAAGTTAAGACTCTTGTGTAATACTAGCAAGTTAGCTATGTTTGGGAAGTAACACACAAAATCATGTTAAAAATTTTAAAACCTATCTTACTGAGGTTTCTTACTACAACTGCTTGTAAGAGGTTAGTGGTGGACTTGCTTCGGACAATTTGTAAACAGACCTCAAATACCTTGGATGATAGGGCAGTTGATTTACTAGAACAAAAACTGTTTCCTAAATTAAACTGATATGAACCATAAAGAATTTTTTGATATTCTTATTGGTAATCCTCCTCCCGAAGTAGAGCTTGAAATAGAAATAAAATGCAGAGAGGTAAAAGAATTACCT